AGGCTGGACAACCCGGACACTTGTATGCAAAAACACCAGACAAGTTATTTATTTCGTAGTTTACAGGCGCATTTTCTGGTTTTGCGTATTAGTAGAAGTATGAACAAATATGTTTATCAAATCCAGGGTGCGTTGGAAAATGCAACAGGCGAGTTTAAAGGCTTGCGGGTTTTGGTATGCGACTTATACAACTTTGAATCTGTAGATGTGCCCAGAGAGATACTGGACAAAGAAACGGCTAGGTACTTGGAGTTTAGGCTCAACGTCACCACAGCCACGCTTAACATACAGAAACTACCCGATGGAGTCCAGAATAGAATTCGGGCCCCGCTAGGAAAATGGTTAGACCGTTGGGTCTTAGATAATTTTTATGGCGATACTAAGCAATACAAGGGTGTTAACCCATGACTACTGGAAACTTGCAAAAGATTTAGTTCCAGGAGATTACGTGTTTGACCGTAATGGCAAACCCGTACAAGTAACACTGGTCCAGCCTGTAGAGGCTCGCGCCTGTTATGAGGTCACATTCAACGACTACCTCACCGTTGGGGGGGATGAGCACCTTGGTCTTCCCTTAGAAGACAAACGCTACCGTTATAGATCCGACGCACACAAGGGTCGCTACCAATTTAAGCGCCCGCTTAAAGTCAAAACCATCAGTGAGCTCTTAGTATCCCCACTGGTAGACCACCGCAACCGTAAAAAGTATTCGGTTCCAGCCTCAGCCCCTATTCAACTCCCCTATCAAGACCTACCTGTCCCACCGTTTGTATTCGGTGTCTGGTTTTTTGGCCGTCAGTATGATGGAACCCTCATGTCATCTAGGGGAAATGGGGAGTTTGTACGAGAAAAGTTCAAAGACTATGGGTATCTTCCTAAAAATCACAGGATAAGACCCAACAAAGAGCGAACATTTAGCACCACGCCCACCATTTTATCACACTTGGTTCCCAATGTTCCTACAAAAATCCCAGAAAACTACTTGCTGTCCCACAAAGATCAGCGTTTAGAGCTGCTCCAGGGGATTTTATGTAGCTCAGCTTCCCGGTATTTTGAAAAATCCAAGAAATACAGGGTATACCAACGCAGCAAACGACTGATTTACTCCATTCAATACCTTGCCGACTCCCTTGGATGTCAGACAGAGATGATACAAAGCGACATAACAGGTTGCTACACATTGATTATTAAAACAAAACAACACTTGTTGCCAACAAAGCAACCATTGTTGCCTAATAAGCAACGTCCTAAACACACTGCCAGGCGGTTTGTCAAAGAAATTACCCCCATACGCGCCCAGATGTGCACTCACATCCAAACTAACGGTCTGGATAACACGATTCTCGTAGGAGAAGGATTTATAGCATGCCATTAACTTCGGCACAAGAACAAGAAATCAAAAAGTTCGCAGAAGCACGTAAGCATTGGCCCAAAGACGCCCTTGATGCCGCGATCTGGCGGATTAAATGGGCAGCTACTGCACTACCACACCAAAGAGAACCAAAAGACGGAGAGTATGACACCTTTCTTATGCTTGCCGGGCGCGGATCGGGTAAGACGCACACTGCCAGCCATTGGATTGGTATTCGTGCTTGGCTGTATGATGGCACCCGTTGGTTGGTCACAGCCCCTACCTCAAATGATATTAGGGCAACTTGTTTTGAAGGAGACTCCGGACTTCTTAATATCATCCCCAAATCACTTATTCGGGATTACAACAAGTCCCTCTTTGAGATTACCCTTACAAACGGCTCCATCATCCAAGGTATTCCAGCCTCCGAGCCAGAACGCTATCGTGGTAAGCAATATCATGGAGCCTGGTTCGACGAGTTGTGTGCTTTTGATTACCTCGACGAAGCCTACGACGGCGTACAGTTTACCCTCCGTCTTAAAGACCCGCGAATCCCTCGGGTGCAACAGATTATTACCACCACACCAAAGCCAAGGGAAACCATTGTAGACCTAGCCGAAGGTAAAATTGGTGGTGACGTGTATATGGTCAACGCGTCCTCGTATGACAACAAGGCCAACTTGTCCGCGACGTTTTTTAAACAGCTCGAGACATACGATGGCACCGACATGGGCCGTCAAGAGATTTATGGTGAGATCCTTGACCCCGAAGCCTCTGGAATTATCAAACGTTCACAGTTCCGCATGTGGCCTGCTGACCGTGCAACCCCAACACTTGAATACGTAATTGCATCATACGATCCAGCGACCTCAGAAAAAACCATGAACGACCCAACAGCCTGTACGGTATGGGGTGTGTTTGAAAGAGAAGACGCTGGTACATCCATTATCCTACTAGACGCATGGGATGAACACCTATCATACCCGGAGCTGCGCAAAAAAGTTATTGAAGATTTTAAAGAAGTGGTATACGGATCAGATAACGACTTTGCTAAGGGCAGAAAAGCGGACCTCATACTCATGGAAGATAAGTCTGCCGGTATTTCCCTGATCCAAGAACTGCAACGCGCTGGTGTTCCGGTGCAAGGATACAATCCGGGACGTGCTGATAAGGTACAGCGTCTAAACATTGTCGCGCCCATCGTGGCCAAAGGTAAAGTATTTATCCCAGAAGACATTAAGCAAAGAAAAGACTTTGCCGAATGGTCTAAGCGTTTTATCCGCCAAGTTTGCTCGTTTCCTGAAGCCAAAGGTCACGATGACTATGTCGATTCCCTGTCCCAAGCGCTGCGGGTACTCAGAGACGCAGGCTGGATCCAACTCGATCCCCTACCTCCAAGAGACTACGATTATGCAGATGACATCGCTGGGAAGCGTTTTGCCAACCCTTACGCCCAATAAGGGCGGAAAGCCCCATAACTGCGTATTAGTTAAAATAAGGACCCTTTTGTCCTCCCCAATAATTGCCTCCTGAACAAATCAGGGGTTAAATCAGATAAAAGCACATGGCCCAACCACAAATTCCAATGCAAATCGGCGGTAACTTGCCCGGTCTTGACCGTGAAGAAGACATCGATCTTGCCGCACAGCAAGACTCGGAAATGGAAGCATACGAAGATGCATTGGGATTAGATCCCGATCAAGTCGAACAAGAAGTCATCGAAAACGAAGATGGTTCAGTAGTCATCAACTTCCAAGAAAAGCAAGGACCACAAAAAGATCCTGAGTTTTATTCTAACTTGGCTGAAGTATTTGATGAAGACGTTCTTGATGCACTGGCAACAGAATATTTAGACTACATCGATGTAGATAAAGAAGCTCGCAGCCAACGTGATAAACAATACGAAGAAGGTCTACGCCGCACTGGCTTAGGCAAAGACGCACCTGGTGGTGCTGTGTTTGACGGCGCATCAAAAGTTGTTCATCCAGTAATGGCAGAAGCCTGCGTTGACTTTGCTGCGTCTGCTGCAAAAGAATTACTACCTGCCGATGGTATGGTACGCTCCAACATCAAAGGTGAAGCAGACAGATACAAAGAAGAAACTGCAGATCGCAAAGTAAATTTCTTAAACTGGCAGCTTACAGATCAAATTCCTGAGTTCCGCGATGAGATGGAACAACTACTTACCCAGTTACCCTTGGGTGGTTCACAGTTCCTTAAATGGAGATTCGATGAAGAGCAAATGCGTCCTACTTGTGAGTGGGTACCAATTGACAACATCATCCTCCCATACTCCTCCACCAATTTCTACACATCACAACGCGTTTGCGAACAGCAAGATATCACAGAAGATATCTACCTACAACGCATTGAGCAAGGTGTTTATCGTGACATCGAAAATGTATCTATTTCTTCAGATGCACCACTAACAGATCAAACACAATCTGAAAAAGCCAACAACAAGATTGAAGGCAAGTCAGAGCCATCTAAAAACATTGATGGCCTACGTCGTGTTTATGAGATTACCTGTTTTATGCGCATTGACGAAGACAACGAAACAGAAGGTCGTCGCGCACCATACATTTTAACTATTGATGAATCCAGCAGCAAAGTGTTGGCATTACGTCGTAACTGGGAGTCAGGCGATGAGAAGCTCGAGAAACTGGACTGGTACGTTGAGTTCAAATTCATTCCTTGGCGTGGTGCTTATGCTATTGGTCTCCCCCATCTTATTGGTGGGCTCTCTGCTGCTCTTACTGGTGCTCTACGTGCTTTGCTTGATGCTGCTCATATCAACAACTCTCAGACGTTACTTAAACTCAAAACTGGACGCGTTAGTGGTCAGTCTGACAGAATTGAACCCACCCAAGTAGTTGAAGTAGAAGCAGGCCCTGGTGTAACTGACATTCGTCAGATTGCTATGCCAATGCCATTTAACCCGCCATCATCAGTCTTGTATGACTTGCTAGGTTGGTTAACTGCTGCAGCTAAAGGCGTTGTCACTACATCTGAAGAAAAGATTGGCGAAGCAAATAACAATATGCCTGTAGGTACAGCACAGGCATTGATCGAGCAAGGTGCTAAGGTTTACTCTGCAATCCATGCCCGCATGCACCGCTCACAGGCTAAGACACTCCAAATTATTTCCCGTCTAAACCACTGGTATCTAGACGACATGGACAATCAGTCCGGTATGGAAATCCAAGTTCGTGACTTTGCGTACAACTCTGATGTACAGCCAGTATCAGATCCCAACATATTCTCCGAGACTCAACGTCTTGCTCAGAACCAAGCCCTTTTACAGATGGCAACATCTGCGCCTCCAGGCATGTTCGATGTCCGTGCGGTATACAAGCGTGTACTCAAGCAATTAAAAGTTCCGGATTCAGAAGAAGTGTTGCCAAACCCATTAGGTGCCAACGAGTCTAACCCTGCATTAGAGAACGTCTCTATGACAATGGGCCATGCTGCCGCGGCCTATCCAGACCAAGATCATTTAGCACACATTAGAATTCACTTAGAGTATGCAAACAATCCTGCGTTTGGTGGTAACCCAGTTATTGGACCAACATTCTCACCAATGGCATTGCAACACATCAAGCAGCATTTAACCTTGCACTACTTGCAGTCTATGCGTAAATATGTTGCCAAGGCTGCTGGTGGACATGATGCCTTGGATTTACATAAAGAAAAACCGTTGGATCAACAAGGTCAACAAGCTCTTGCACTTGCGTCTCAGTTAGTAAACCAAGACTCTCAGCAAGAGATGGGTCCATACATCCAGCAAATCCAGGCATTGGCTCAGAAGGTACAACAAGCACAACAGCAACAGTCACAATCTGCTGCAATGAGTGATCCTACTGCCGCTGCAATTATTAAAACCCAGATGGCTGAGACAGAGCGCAAA